TATCCGGTCTCCGGCGGCGCTTCGGACTCTCTTGGTGTTCGTCCGGAATTCTGGTTGGTTAAGCAGGAATCTAGGGGCCCTGTGCCCCGTAGATCTGGCCGTTATCCTTGGGGCTTTGATGCTGGTTCAGAAGACATTCTGCATTATTGTCAGAATGATGTAATGGTTACAAAAGAAGCAGTGTTAAAGATGGAAATTTGGAATAAAGAAAACGAGATTGATACTCTGAGAAAGGAAATTGAGAAGTTAGAAAAATATAAGCAGTACGATAAAGCAACAGCGGAAACCAAAGTAATTATGGACAGCTTTGTTCGTGCTGGCTTTACTGAGAATCAGGCTCTTGACATGGTTAAAACGATATTCAGTGTGATATTTGGAGGAATGAGATAATGAAGAAATCGAACATATCAAAAGTTTTGTCGTCAGTTCGAACATCCATGGCGAAGCACAGCCCTGAAATTCTTACCGGAATTGGTATTGCTGGTATGATCACAACGACTGTCATGGCGGTCCGGGCAACGCCGAAAGCGCTGATTCTCATTGAAGATAGAAAAGAGGAGATTGGAGCCGAGGAGCTTGAAGTCGCAGATGTGGTAAAAACAACTTGGTTCTGTTATATTCCGGCAGTGATTACGGGAACCCTCTCCATTGCATGTTTAATTGGAGCCAGCTCAGTAAACGCTAAACGGAATGCAGCACTCGCAACGGCATATACCTTATCGGAATCCGCTCTCAAGGACTATCAGGGAAAAGTCGTTGAGATGTTCGGAGAGAAGAAGCACGAAACTGTGAAAGATGCTATTGCAAAGGATAAAATCGAGAAAAATCCAGTGGTAACAAGAGAGATAATCATTACAGAAAAGGGAAATACGCTCTGCTATGACGCGATTTCTGGCAGATATTTTAAAGGCGATATCGACAAAATTAAGAAAGCGGAATGTGAATTAAATCGTCGGATGCGCGATGAGATGTATGTATCCTTAAATGATTTCTACTACGAAGTCGGTCTGGATAATATCAAAATCGGCGATGAGTTGGGATGGAATATTGATAATGGGTATATTGATCTATCATTTAGTTCTCAATTGACCAGCGATGGAACTCCCTGCCTGGTGATTGATTACAGTATTGCTCCGAGATACAATTTCAGTGAGCTGATGTGACGCGCGAAAAAAACAGTGGCTTTAATGGAAGAAGAACCACACATTTTCAAAAATTGAAAGGAGAATAAACATGGAAACCAATGAAATCATGAACAACGAAGAGGTTATGGAAACAGCCACAGAGGAAATCGTTAAAGCGAGTTCTGGTAAGGGGTTTAAGGTTGCGGCCGGTATCGGTTTAGCCGTACTTGCAGGTGTTGTAATCTACAGGTATGTGGGTAAGCCGATGATTGCCAAAATCAAAGCTCAGAAGGAGCAGCAGATTATCGATGCTGAGTGGGATGAACCCGAAGAACCAATCATTGAGAATGAAAAAGAGGATTCCGAAGAAGCCTAAACGAAAAAATGTGTTTCAACACGAGGGAGAGTACCTGTAACAAGGTGCTTTCCCTTTCTTCTTTTATCCGGAGGTGAAATTTATGAACATGTATTCGTATGATGGCCCAGTTATGGAATTTGACAACTGTGTTGCAAATCGCTGGATTGCTTCCACACGGGCAGTTTCAGAAAAGAAAGCAAGGTCAAACCTTACTTATCAGTTTAAAAAGAAAAACAACCGACTTCCGGGTACAAAGATTATATTGCCTGGAAAGATCAGTTTGGTGAGCGGAAAGGAGACAACTTAATGGAGGAATATAAGCCGAATTCCCACAAATCAAAGGAGGAGCAGAAAAATCTTGTTCCCGAAAAACGTGTAGAGAAAGTGATTTCTGGGACGGTAAAATCAAAGAAAAAATCAGAAATGCAGAAGTTTGCAGACGTATTCATTTCTGAAGATGTCAATAACGTAAAATCTTATATTGTGATGGATGTTCTGGTGCCGGCAATAAAAAAGGCAATTTCCGATATAGTTACCAATGGTATTGATATGATCCTCTATGGAGAAACTGGGAAGTCAAAAAAGAACTCTACAGCGTCCAAGGTATCCTATCAGAAGTATTACGACAGCGGAAAGAAAGATTATACAGCACCGAAGAGCCGGACGAGCTACGAATATGATGAGCTTTTATTCGAAACTCGTGGAGATGCGGAATCGGTATTAGACGCCATGAACGAAATTATTGCACAGTATGAGGTAGTTAGTGTTGCAGATCTTTATGATTTGGCAAACGTGTCCAATGACAATTATGCTGCCAATAAATACGGATGGACTGATATTGCTGGATGCAGGGCGGTTCGAGTAAGGGATGGTTATATTTTAAAATTGCCTAAACCAATGCCGTTGTAAAGGAGGGATTCAAGATGTATGAGTCAGAAGACAGGATGGTATCTCATCCGGATCATTATATTTCCGAAACGGGTATGGAAGTTATTGATGTAATCGAAGCCTTTACTTCTGATTTAAAAGGAATTGAGGCTGCCGATACCGCAAACATCATCAAATATGCCTGCCGTTGGAAGAAGAAAAACGGAATCCAGGATTTGGAAAAAATCCTTTGGTACGCCCAGCATTTGATCGACCATTTAAAGAAAACAGAAAAAGTAGAAGAGGAGAATAAATAATCATGAAAAAAGCAGAGATTGTAAAGAGCATGAATGGTTTTCTTAGTAAAACCAGTTTCCAGTTAAAGAAGCATAGTCCGGAGATTCTCGTTGTGGCTGGAGTTATCGGTGTGGTTACAAGCGCGGTAATGGCTTGTAAAGCAACGACAAAAGTGGGTGAAATTCTGGACAAGACAAAAGAAGATGTCGAAACAATTCATAAATGTGAAGCAGACGAATCCGTGAAGGAGCGGTATTCCAGCGAGGATGCCCAAAAAGATTTGGCGATTGTTTATGTTCAGACCGGTATGAAATTTGCCAAACTGTATGGGCCTTCCGTCATACTCGGTGCATTGTCAATCACCAGTATTTTGGCATCTAATAACATTCTTCGTAAGAGAAATGTAGCTCTAAGTGCGGCTTATGCAGCTATTGATAAAGGATTTAAAGAGTATCGCAGCCGTGTGATCGAACGATTTGGCGAAGAGGTTGACCGTGAACTGAAATATAATCTCAAAGCCAAAAAGTTTGATGAAACGGTTATCGATGAAGAGACTGGAAAAGAGAAGAAAGTTAAGAAGAATGGTTTTGTGGTAAGTCCGGCGGATATCAGCGGTTATGCCAGATTCTTTGAAAAGTACACGCAGGATGAGGATGGAAATTCCATTCTTAATCCTCATTGGGAAAGCAACAATGAATATAATTTGATGTTCATCAAAGCCCAAGAGCGTTATGCAAACGACTTGTTGAAAGCAAAGAAGCGCGTATTTCTGAATGAAGTCTATGAGATGCTCGGACTTCCGAGAACAAAAGCCGGACAGATTGTTGGTTGGGTTTATAATCCGGAAAATTCTAAAGGAGATAATTACATTGATTTCGGTCTGTATTCTGATAATCTAAGTTATTCGGATTATGTCAATGGATTCGACCAGGCAATCCTTTTGGATTTTAATGTGGATGGGAACATCTGGGATTTGATGTGAGAGATAAATTTATAACTATCCCTAGGAGTTATTACGATTCTTGGGGATAGTTTTTATTTGGGAGGAATTTATGCGCAAGTTAATCAAAGTAATAGCGGTTCCGATCTTGTGTGGTATCGTGATAGCATCTTCGTTCTTTGTATCCGAATTTCACTCAGAAGGGGAAGACGTTGTAGCAATACCTAGGGCCAGCGTTGTCGAAAAGACAGAACCGGTTATTACAGTTTTGCAAGAGGAATCCATTCCAATTGCCACTGAGGAAATGGAGGGATCAGAAGAAGTTATACCGAAAATGTCGAGAGAAGATGTAGAGTTAATCGCCCTAGTTACTATGGCAGAAGCCGAAGGTGAATGTGAAGAAGGAAAACGCCTTGTTATCGATACTATATTGAATCGGGTAGATTCCGAACATTTTCCCGATACGGTATATGAAGTGGTTTATCAACCGAATCAATTTTCATCTATGTGGAATGGTCGAGTGGACAGGTGCGAAGTCCGAGCGGATATTTGTGACCTTGTCTATGAGGAACTGGAGTCAAGGAGCAATTACGATGTTGTATTCTTTACGGCAGGAGAATACAGTGCGTATGGCGTTCCGATGTTCCAAGTTGAGAATCATTATTTTTCAAGGTATGAGTGAAGAAAGGAGAATCATCATGCGTAATCTTTTAGCATTTGTGTCTTATACACTGGCGGCAATGTCCGGTATCTGCTTTGTTGGTGGAATTGCAATTCTATCAACGGGAAGGGAGCATTGATATGGACGGTCTGGAGAATGTGATATCGGTACTGGACTATGTTCTGGATACTAAGAGAAAAAGACATATTATGGGAGGCATTCTGTTGAGTGTCTCCTTTCTTTTTGGCGGTTTGGCAATAACCGTAATGACAATTAAAAACGAGGAGGAAGAGGATGAGCAGTAAAGGATTGACTTTCCTTGCTTTTATTGCTGGAGCGGGGATTGGTTCTGTATGTACATGGCAACTTCTGAAACGGAAATATGAGCTGATCGCTCAGGAAGAAATCGACTCCGTAAAAGCAGCTTATGCCGAAAGAGAAAGCGGGAAAGAGTTTCATGATGGCCTTAAAGTAGCGGAAGATAGAACTCCGAAGGATGTAGACGACATGGATTTCAAAAAGTACGCGTCTATCATTCAGAAAGAGGGCTATACGGATTATTCCAAAACGGTTGAGGAAAAGAAAGGAGAGGCGTTTGTGGAAAAACCTTATGTCATCTCGCCAGAGGAATTTGGCGAATTTGAAGAGTATGAAAAAATCAGCCTCACTTACTATGCGGACGAAGTTCTGGCTGACGAGAATGATGAAGAGGTAGACGATGTGGAGGAAATTGTCGGTAAGGAATCTCTGAATCATTTCGGGGAATATGAAGACGACTCTGTGTTTGTCCGAAATGACCGGTTAAAGTGCGATTATGAAATCCTGCTTGACCAGAGAAACCATTCCGATGTTGTAAAAACGATGCCACATCAAATGGAGGAGTAATGACAAAGAACGAGCTTAACGATGCATATTTTAACTGGATGTATCAGCTTGTATTTGATGGGAGATATTCAAAGAGATTATCGTATCGAAAGCTTTTAAGAGAGCTGCATCGAATTGAATTTACTTACAGTATTCCGATGGATGGAAATCGGGCGGAAGATGGAGTGGACTTAAGGTATCGGTTTGGTTATGAAAACGGATACAGCAGCTCTATGGTTTCCACCTATTTGGATAATCGGACTTGCAGTGTGCTGGAAATGATGATCGCGCTTGCGATTCGGTGTGAGGAACATATTATGGATGATCCAGACATTGGAAACCGAACTGGACAGTGGTTTTGGAATATGATTGTCAATCTTGGGCTGGGTTCTATGAATGATTCCAAGTTTGAGAGAGATTATGTCGAGGACATTGTCCAGAAGTTTCTGGATCGGAAATATAGCCGTAATGGTGACGGTGGGCTGTTTACCGTAAATCACAGTCGATACGATTTGAGGTCTATTGAAATCTGGTATCAGATGTGCTGGTATTTGGACGAAAATACTTAGAAGGAGAGATTACTATGAGCCACAGCGAAGTAATGAAGTGGTTTGAAAACTATTTTCCTGATTATTCAGGGGATCGGATTGATGTATGGTTCCCAAATGGAAGGAACAGCATCCGTATCCGCCAGAAAAATGGTCAGGAATTTATATTCACTTATCATAGTCAGAAAGATTGGAGATTTGAGACAATTACCAGTTTTCTGAATGGAATGAAGGGAGGAAAAAAGTAAGATGTGTGAGGTTATGAACTATATTTTTGGAAGTCTTAGCAATTCGGAGACGGCAATCCGGTCCATTCGGAAATCCCTGAATAAACAGGCCCGCTATAACCGGAAATTAAGCACATTTGCTCTTATCATGACGGTTAATCTGGTTCTCCTGGAGCTGGATCGTGTGGAGCAGAAAAAGAGGATTGAGAAACTGGAATCGACAATAGAGGAAATGAAGCGCGATAAAGGAGAGTAAAAAATGAGATGATCGACTTTTTGATGATTTCCACACGTAGTACAAAGCGTGGTGTAATTGAAATCTATCCGAAGTTCATTATTAAAAAAAGCTCCGATCTGATGATTCGAGGTGGTGACTTCTACGCTATCTGGATTGAGGAACGAGGTTTATGGTCTACAGATGAACAGGACGCTTTACAACTTATCGACCGTGAACTGGATAGGTACGCAGAAGAAAGCCGCCAGCGCTTTGACTCTGAAATAAAAGTTCTTCACATGTGGGATGCAGAGTCTGGAATGATTGATTCCTGGCACAAATATTGTCAGAAACAAATGCGGGATTCTTTCCACATGCTGGATGACAAATTGATATTCTCCAACACAAAAACCAATAAAAAAGATTACGCCAGTAAAAAGCTGGAATATCCGCTTGAAGCTGGCGATTTGTCTGCTTATGACCAATTGATGTCTACTCTGTACTCTGAGGCTGAGCGACAGAAAATTGAATGGGCTATCGGTTCTGTGGTATGTGGAGAATCGAAAAAACTGCAAAAATTTATGGTTCTGTATGGAGCTGCCGGAACAGGTAAATCCACAGTTCTCAATATTATTCAGCAGCTCTTTGAAGGGTATTATTCGGTCTTTGACGCAAAAGCTCTGGGGTCGTCCAGTAATTCTTTTGCGTTGGAGGCATTCAAGAGTAATCCGCTTGTTGCGATCCAGCATGATGGCGATTTGTCAAGAATTGAGGATAATACCAGGTTAAACAGCTTGGTGTCCCATGAGCTGATGACCGTAAATGAGAAGTTCAAATCGACTTACTCCAACCGATTCAAATGCTTTTTGTTCATGGGTACCAACAA